GATACCTACCACCTAACACGTTAACAGGACAATAAAAAGATGCAGATAGTAGACAACAGGGCGTTATTGTTACGCCTTCGCAACCCTAGTCAGGTGACTACGGTAATACCAAAGAGTAAAGAGTTAGCGGATAACCAAGTGCTAGTTAACTGGGGCATAGAAGAGACTCATGTATTACGTAACTTAAATATTAAGGCACCTTCTCCTATAGAAGGTAAGTATGAATGGACAGGACAGTACGCACCGTTCGACCACCAGAAGACTACCGCATCCTTCCTAACACTTAACAGGAAGTCGTTTTGCTTTAACGAGCAGGGTACAGGCAAGACCGCTAGTGCTATATGGGCATCAGACTACCTTCTTAATGTTGGCAAGATAAACCGCGTGTTGGTCATATGCCCACTATCTATTATGGACTCCGCATGGCGAGATGATTTGTTTAAGTTTGCCATGCACAGGACTGTCGATGTAGCCTATGGTGCGGCAGAGAAGCGAAGAAAGATTATCAACAACGGTGCTGACTACGTAGTAATAAATTACGATGGGTTAGCTATCGTCGAGGACACTATCGCTAATGGGGGCTTTGATCTAATAATTGTAGACGAAGCTACGCATTACAAGAACCCACAGACTACCCGATGGAAAACTTTAAACAGGCTAATCAAACCGAATACTTGGCTATGGATGATGACAGGTACACCTGCGGCACAGAGTCCGTTGGATGCGTATGGCCTAGCTAAACTAATAAACCCTAAAAGAGTACCTAACTTCTTTGGTTCTTTCCGCGATCAAGTCATGCGTAAGGTAACTAACTTTAAGTGGGTAGCCAAAGAAACCGCTACAGATACAGTCTATAACGCGTTACAGCCTGCCATACGATTTACAAAAGAAGAATGCCTTGACCTACCACCGATGGTATACGTTAAGCGAGAGGTAGAGTTAACACGTCAACAGAAGAAGTATTACAAAGAGCTAAAAGACCGGATGATAATGCAAGCGTCAGGTGAGCAGATAACTGCGGTCAATGCGGCTGTAAGCATGAACAAGCTACTCCAAATATCTGGTGGCGCAGTGTACACAGACGATGGAGGGGCGTTAGAGTTTGATATTAAGCATAGGTATAAGGTGCTACGAGAGGTCATAGACGAATCTAGTAAGAAGGTGTTAGTGTTCGTGCCGTTTAAGCACACCATAGACATACTTACTAACAAGCTACGTGAGGATAAAATATCTACTGAAGTAATCCGTGGCGATGTTAGCGCACCGAACCGCACGAGAATATTTAAACAGTTCCAAGAACAAGATGATCCAAAGGTGCTGGTAATACAGCCTCAAGCCGCAGCACATGGTGTTACGTTAACAGCAGCTAACACTGTAGTCTGGTGGGGGCCAACAAGTTCCCTTGAAACCTACCTGCAAGCTAACGCTCGTGTACATAGGTCAGGCCAAGACCACAAGTGTACCGTTGTTCAGCTACAAGGATCGAACGTAGAAAAGCGCGTTTACTCGCTATTAGACAGTAGAATAGACGTTCACACAAAGATGATCGACCTTTATAAAGAAATACTTGACTAGCGCACAAAGACCCACTAAAGTATACATCTCGTCAACGATTGGAGGAAGTATGAGCAATGTAACCCCTGAGAAGCTGACCGAGACTTACTTGAAGATAAAGATAAAGAGAGCGGAACTGACAGCGGAGTTTAAAGATAAGGACTCCGTACTTGCAGAAAATCTTGAGAAGATAAAAGAAGCACTACTCAAGTATTGCGAGGAGCAAGGTGTAGAAAGTGTTAAGACATCAGCAGGGCTGTTTTATAGATCAGTTAAGACTAGGTACTGGACTAGCGATTGGGAGTCTATGTACAAATTTGTTATGGAGAACGAGGTACCAGAGTTTTTTGACAAGCGTCTTAACCAAGGTAATGTTCGGCAGTTTTTAGAAGATAACCCCGACCTCGTGCCAAAAGGTCTTAACGTAGATTCAGAATACGCAGTTGCGGTAAGGAAAAAATAATGGAAAACAAAGAATCATTTGTACCTATAGAAGAGATAGCCGACCACTTTTCAGTATCGGTATCGACTATACGCTCGTGGGTACGTAGAAAACACATATCTCCCAACTCCTTTATAAAAGTAGGCAGTACGTACAGGTTTAAGATTTCTGATGTTACTGACTCGCTGTTGTCTAATGGCGCTAGGGTTGACCCAACAGAAGAAGGTGCTAAAGCTACAGTGCGCTCCTTGCAAGAAGAGGCTGAAGACAAGGTAAAAAGTTACATGAAGAGAAAAGAAGCCGCTTCTCCCACAGAGATGGAAGGTTTGTTCGACGAGGATATGTAGTGTGCGTCGAATTAGTTTGTACGGTAGGAAGTTTTCTATTGTGGTTGGCAACGAAACAGCTATCATAGAAGAAGACTCTAAGGACATCATAGTTGTTAATGCGGCTCCTGTCTCACGCTCATACTTTGAGAATGCTTACGACCCTAACAGGTCAGCAGTGCCAACGTGTTGGTCAGCAGATACGCAAAGACCTTCTGTAGATGTACCCCAAGAGAAAAAGCAAGCCGCCCGTTGTATGGATTGCCCACAGAATATACGTGGGTCAGGGAGTAACCGTGGACGTGCTTGTAGGTT